TACATTATCCCACCACCGATGATTTTTCGTCCATATATGAAAATCCAGCTTTCTTAGAAAACTCAATTACATTATTAAACTTATCAAGCATATCACTCTTGTGAGAGATCACAAAAGTATTTGCATCTTGAATGACAAATCTAATGATCTTAGTAAACTCATCTGTACCAACAGTATCAAGAGAACTGTCAAACACTTCATCTAGAATTAAAAGATTAGTATTAGCAGAGTTTTTAAATCTAGCAACTTCTCTCCAAGCAAAAAGAAGTGCTAGATCAATTCTCATTTTCTCCCCCTCAGAAAATGAAGAGTAAGTAAACTTGTCGTGGATAGGGCTCTGAATAGTCTCTATGAATTCTTCATCCAGATTAAAATTGATATAGAAATCCATCATCTGGAGATAACGGTTAACTTGCTTATTAATAAGGGGAAGATACTTTTTAATTATCTTGGACTTTACCCCACCATCTTTAAGAAGAGAGTATGCAAAATCGTTGTATCTGACTTCCTCACTTTTTTCAGCAAGTTTATTGAATACTACTTGTAGAGAATCTTTGAACCCATCTAGCTTCTCATGTTCAGAATTTCTGTTTTGTAACTGACTGGTAAGAGTTTGAATTTCCGATTGTAAATCTCCAACCTGTCTTTGGTATCCAGCAATCCTAACATTGTTTTGAGAAATGTCATGTGTAAGTTCAACAATCTCCGTTGAGAGTTTTTTAAAGTGACACTCTTTATCTTCTTCTATCCGTATCGACTCCTCCAGTTTAAGAAAACCTTCTTGGAGTTCCTTTGCTTTATATTGAGCGTCACTGATTTTATTTAGTCTAAGGTCTTCTTGAATAGGTTGTGTGCATGTAGGGCATACCGTATTCTCAGTAAAGAACTTATGCTCCTTCGTAATCGTTGATACCTTCTGAGAAATCTTTCCTTTGAGGCTACCAAGTTTACGAAGTTGTTGTGTAGAATTTGCTACATCTTTGAGGGATTCATTGAGCAATTCAATATTTTTAGAAATGTCTTCGTTCCGAATATTAAGAATACCAGAGTCAAAACATAACTTTTCAATTTTAAGAATGTCTTCATCTATTCTATTTTTATGACGGTCTTCTAAATCACCAATAAAGCATGATTGCATTTCAATCTTATCTTTGATATTACTTTTCTTCAAAGTAAGACTCTTAATCATCTCCTTAGACTGCCTAATATCCTCCTTTAAGAAGTTATTCATGGCAGAGAAGATGCGAATATCTAAAAGGTCTTCAATAACTTCTCTACGATGTGCCTGAGTCAATTGCATGAAGGGCACAAAGTTACTACTACCCAAGATGACAATCTGAGTAAAAGATTTATAGTTTAATTTAAGAATTTGATCTTCTACAATCTTTTGATTAGTTCTATCGTCAGCTTCTTTATTTTTCATCTCACCATCAACTAAGATATCAAATACATTTGGTTTGATACCACGGCGGATTAAATATTTTTTAGGTCCAACAGAAAACTCAACCTCTACCAAGCAACCTTTATCATTGGAAGTGTTAACAAGTTGAGGTTTATTTATTTTACGATATGGTTTATTGAACAGCGCAAAACATAATGCATCAAGCATTGTAGATTTACCAGCACCATTAGTACCTATAATTAATGTTGTGGAAGTTTTGTTAAGACATATCTCTGTCCATTGGTCACCAGTAGATAGAAAATTTTTCCATCTAATTTTTTCAAATGTTATCATTTTGTATAGGTGGAATTACGATGTCTTCGGAAGTGATTACTGAATACTTATAATTATACACCTCACACGCCTTTATTGCAATGTCTTCTTCAACTTCAATTGTAGACATCTCAACCCCATGATCTTCTTCTAGCTGTAAAGCATATCTAATAGCATCGTCTTCTTCTTCAAAGATAAAAAGAACTTTATTACCACGCCGATCCTTTACAGCGTAAGCACCTTCTTCTTTTTTATCTTTCTCTGTTAACAAGAACATTACTCAACTTCACAAGCCTTTGAATACAACGAACCAAATAGGGTTTTGATCCTAGATTTATCAATATCAGTTTCAGTTTCTTCAATGTATCTATTCAATATAGACATAGTGTTTTCTTCTTCACTAATTTCTAAATCTTCTCCATGCAACCAACCTTGATTATAGTCAAAGTTTTCAATAACTTTTAACTCTTCTACACCAACAGTATAAAGTTTATCAATAAATTTCTCAAAGTCCTTTGGATTTGATTTTTTACGAACTATAACTTTAACAATTTTACCAGCATATTCAGAAGCATTAAACATCTGATGGGGAGTATCCTCATAATAGATATTGTAAAACATCTTATTTGGATTGTCAATATTAGTTAGATCGTATGTCTCAGTATCAAAGAGATGGAAGCCTCTAGGGTCGTTAACATCGTTCCAATACAGTTCATAAGGATTTCCCAAATAAAAAATTTGACCGTCGTTACTGCGTGTATGATAATGTCCACTAAACACTCTATCAAATTTTTTCAGATACTCTGCTTCTTCTCCACGCTCTTGCACGAATCCACGATAAGCAGCAAACCCATTAAGTTCTAAATGTCCAACAGCAAGTTTTGCATCACTATTATTAATCAACTCTATAGTATCCTTTTCATTCTCAGCATTGATCCAAGAAATAAAAGCAAACTTAGTACCACCAATTAAATATTCGGCATAATCAGTGATAGGGATGATATTATCGTACTCTCGTAATAGTAAATCAATTGTATTGATTGAGTTATTGTTTTTGTAATACGCTGTGTGATTCCCAACAACAGTATATACAGTAATCCCCATATCACGGAGACGATCGTAGTAATTTTCTTTAGCCCATTTGAGAGACCAGAAGTCAATGCTCCTACGATTGTCAAAGGTATCTCCCATATCGATAAGAGTTGTGATACCTTCAGCAAGAAGAGTAGGAAAAAAAGTTTCATTATAAAATTTTAAAAAATAATCATGAAACAACTTACTACCCTTACGAGCACCGAAGTGCTGATCAGTAATAATGCCAATTTTCATTTTGAATGATGTGGTTTGTGTTCTCTATCCAGAGGTAAGGATGAAATTACTGGAGATTTAGTTTTGTTCTTAAGGACAATAAATTTATCTGCAGCAAATGTACCAGCTATTTCAATTGCAATTTCATCACCTTCTTCCCATACTGGATCACCATTCTTTTTACGCATGTCCATAGCACATGCTATTTCATTAATTAGATCTTGAGTCAGTTTCATTTCAATTATCTAGATGATCTGTACTGGATGTTATCTTTAATAGTGTTGTAGTCGCTTGTGGATCCATTTGCACCCTCTTCAATGACCATAACTTGATCATATCCAGTTCTTTCAATAATTTTTGTTTTAATCTCTAATTGTTTTTTCTCTTTTTGAATTCTACGAAGAAATGCGTAGTAAATAATTTGAGTAAAATAAGCAAACGGATTGGTAGATTTTTCTGGGTTAAAGTTATGGATGTATTGTACGCAATTCTCAATTCCATCACCAATCATATCCTCTCGGAACATGTAATTGACAAAGTTTGGTTTGTAAGAAAGATGTGTTGCAATCTTAAGAAAGCAATCTCCTAAGTAATTACTAATAGCTGGAGGTTTAGTTCCATTCTCTTTAGCAAATTTTGCTGCAATACGATATTCAACCATCGCATCTAACAATTCTTTATTATTTACATAATGTTCAGATCTTTTTTTAGGCATATCTATGCTAAGTTCGTATTAACATTATAGCACAGCTTGACAAACTATGCTTTTATCTGTAGAATAACTTTGTCGAAGTTCAGAAGTACTGTATCTAAGCTTTTGAGCTTAAGCATGAGTTGCAATGCCTGCTCTAGGATCTGCTTCTAATTTAAATAAGTCTTCTAGATTTTTACGAGCAGATCTAACATCTCCTAAGTATCCCATTTTTTCTGATGGTTTAACTTTACCTGTTGGTCTTGTATTAACACCCATCCGATCTTCAGCAGCGTCAATAATATAATTTGTGTAGTACTCAACCATTTCATGATCGCATTCTACTTCTGTCATTGTAATAATTTGTGCCTTATCAATAAAGTAAAACTGATCGTTTGGAACATGCATCCAAGGTTCTATTCTTACAAAAGAACCTCTTGGGCCATGTACAGTTTCAATACAGACAGGATCTTGAACTATTAATGTATCATTTTCTGAAGAAGTTATAGCGAAGAGTTCTTCACCAGATACTAATTTGATACTTGCGTAAAAGTCATCGTTCATTCTTTTCTCTTAGATTAATGGTTACCATATCATAAGTAAATTTTTCTTCCTTATAAATTTTAATTCTCTCGATGAGATGGTTTAATGTGTAATTTCGTTTTGAATGAAATGTGCAATCATCAGCTATGTCGTATAGAGTTGCACTGAACTTGTTAGTACCTTTTCTTAGTACTCTACCAATTGACTGTAAATTTCTAATTCTTGATTTTGAAGGAGAGGCAAAAATAACATTATGTAAGTTTTTAATGTTAATTCCAGTAGAGAAAGTTCCGTATGAAGCAACAATAATAGAGTTGGTTTCATTCTCGATGATTGAACGGGCTAGTTCTCTATCCTCAACATCTACTCCACCATGAATAAAGAAGACTTTTCGATCTTCTTCTATGTTTTTATTTATCATATCAAAAAGAACCCTCCCATGATCCTCAACTCTTGCAAAAAGAATTAAAGTATTGCCCTTTAGATCTAAGCTTAAATTTCTGATAAATTTATTTCTCTTCTCATGAGAAATTAAATAATTAATTTCATCTAGATAAGAATCAAACACTCTTTCATCATGTTTTAGTAAAAGAATTTTTGCATTGAGCTTTGCAAGATATCCTTTATTCATCAACTCTTCTGTACGAACCAATTTATATGATGGTCCAAACAATCCCTCCAATACCCACTTATGAGTTTGTGTCCCATCTAGTGTGCCAGTAAAACCAAAACGATATTTTGCTTGATGCAACTTAGTCATAATATTAGTAAGAGACTTTGCCTTAAACAAATGTGCCTCATCACCAATTACAACACTGAAACGCTCAAAATAACTTTTCTCTAGTTTATAGATAGATTGCCATGTAGTAATGATAACGGGTGCATTAGATTCTCGTTCTTTACCTGCATATATTTTATGACAATATGAAGAAGCATCCCATCCATATTCCTCAAAGTCCTTATGCATCTGCTCTACCAGAGATGTCGTTGGAACAACTAGGAGGATATTTTGTTTGCGCTCTGTATAGTACCTCACGATTGAATAAATCATCAAAGATTTGCCGGAGGCTGTTGGGCTTATCACTAGCCTTCTATTGTGTCTTAGAGCATCGTATACTCCCTCTACTTGATAGTCACGAGGTTGACGATTGCAAATAGACGACATATAATCTTTTATTCCTTCCTCAGATATGAATTCATTCTCTTCGTAGGGAGTTCCATAAAATTTATTATTTGTGAATTCAAATTCATATCCATGCCTTTTACAAAAGGATACCAACTTATCTAATAACCCAACATACAATTCTCTAGTATGTGTTGAGAACAATCTAATTTTTCCATCCCAGTACCTTCTACGATACTGATTCATATACTTAGCACCCTCTATATCAAAAGAGAAGTGATCAGACAACTCTTGATATACATGGGGCTCAGATTCAATTTTTAAAAAAACTTCGTTTTTCTTAGATACTATAATTTTGGTCATGCTCACCCTGCACGAAAATTATGCCAATCGATAATATTTTTAATTAGATATCCTCTGTTACTTACCTGCTTAATAATATCTTCCAGGTATGTCAACATGACATCGTAGTATTTAATTTTTAAAGTTGCTGACTGTACTTTCTCATCAGCCAACATATATCTTTGTACCGCATCTTTTTCCCTAACTTTATATGGGAAGGGATCTTTTGCATAAACTTCAGGATCTGCTTTACCTGTGTAATACAGATGCCTATCTAATTTAATTTTATTCTCTAATGTTGTTGACCTTTCCCTGAGTAACTTAATGTTATTGTAGATGTCAAAATACTTGGCATGTAAAGATGGAATCTTTGCCGCTTCATCATGTAAATTGTCTTGATCAATCTGTGTGTCTTTGACCCACATACTTTGTATAGTTTCAAGATCCATAAATTAGTCTGCAACTTCAATCGTATAGAACAGATACTTAAATGTCACTGTTGCTGTAAAGTATGTATAATCAGTATCTGTGGCAGTAAAATCTAGAGAGCTTAGTGATACTGGGAATAAATCTCTAAATTTTATTCTTGCACTTACATTAAAATTGCTGTTTAGAATCGCAAGAGTTCCATCACTAAATTGTTCTTTAACATCTTTTGATCCATCTGCAGCAGTAATAAGTTGTTGAAACTCATTAACACTTTCTGGATATCCAAGACCATAGATCCAGTTATGAATCTCTAGATAATTTTCTAAATCTTCATCTACAATAAACTGTAGAGTGAGATCTTCAAATTGAATATTGTCACCAGGAAGATCAATAGCCTTCAGGTAGTTTCCAACCTTTATATTCCCTAATTGGATACCAGGAATCTTTGCACTATTAGAAAAGAAATCTACTTTGGGAGTTTTTACAATATTGAATTTAAATCCTGTAGGCGACAAATAATTCTTGTTTGTTATCTGCTTGCTAAGGAATGCCATTTTTATTTTTATTTAGACAAAAAAAGAGACCCTTTCGGGTCTCTCACTTCCTTCACACGGAAACTACATTATATCACATAAGGACTTCCTTACAAATTCTTTTGCATTCTGGAGCACTTAGTGAGCTGCATTCAATTAAACATTCGTAATAATCATTCAATCTTTCTTGTTCCTCTACGGCGAAATCGTCAACTGGGGGTTCTGTAATTTTCCATTCGTTAAGTTGAGCCATTGATAGTAGATTGTGCATTTGAATCACCTTAGTTGTTGAATATAATATAGAGATCTCAGATCATAGTACTAGTTAATTCTGTTACTATTTAGTCAGCGTATGCTAACTTAATGAAGTAAATTAAATATGCACAAAAAAAGAGACCCTTTCGGGTCTCAGTGTTAAGTATGTGAGATATAAATCACATGAGGTTCTTAACAACAGTACGCTGGTAGTAGCGGTTGCTGTTAGAGGTAATACGACCAAGACCTTGTGCAGTGCCTTCAGCGTAAGGGTTGGAGACAAGACCATAGCGGGTCTTGAAGCCAATTTTGGGCTGGAAGCTGTTCTCACCAACGGCGCGAACCATCTGGAGGGGAACATAAGGACAGTAGAAGAGACCAGCATCATAAGGGGAAGTACCCTTATAACCGACAACATAGTACTGATTAGCAGCAGAGTTAGCAGCGAAAGGATCGATGAAGACTCTGTACTTACCGTTGATAGTACCAGCGAAGGTGTTGCCAGTATCGTCAACCTGAAGGTTAGCGTTAAGAGCAGGGGTGTAATCAAGTACACCAGCCATCGTCAGAGCGGAAGCAACATCAGCAGATGTCATGATGATGTTACCCTTCCCTCTACGAGTTCTTTGGGCGATTCTGTTAGCATCTCTTTCGATGTTAAACAGAAGACCTTTGAACTTCTCAACTGACCAACGACCGTTGGAGTCAACATCGAGATCGAAGAAACCAGCGTTGGCAACATTTGCCTGTGAACCAGCTTCAGCAGTCTTATAGATGGTACGAATAACTTCGCGGTTGATTTCAGCAAGGATTTCGCTAGACAGGATGTTAGCGAGTTCTGCTTCAGCGTTAAGACCGTGGATAGCACGAAGGTCTTGTGCCAATTCCATGCTGTACTCTGCTTTCAGAGCACGGGACTTAGCGGTGACCGTGACTTTCTCGATCGAGAATGCCATCTCGTTGAAGTCGCCATTGCTGCCGTCTCCGAGTGCCTCAGAGTCGCCAGTGGCCATACCCTGACCAATCGAATACTGTGACTGAACAGCGTCAGAAGCAGCACCTTCAAGGATAGCGGGGTTAGTACCGCGTTGAGTGCCGGTAGAACCGAAACCAACAGTACCGTCGTCATCAACAGCAGAGGTGTAATCACCCTGAGTTGACTGACCAATGTTTGTGCCTGCCTTGTTAGCAGAGAATGCGGAATCAGGCTCGTTGAAGAACGACTCAGTACCAGACTGATTGGTGTAGCGTGAACGCATTGCGAAGATCAGTCCAGTAGGACCGTTCATCGGCTGAACGCCAGCGAGTTCATAAGCAACCAGATTCGGCATTGAGCGGCGAATCAGGCTGATCAGGACGGGATCGAAACCAGCGGTAGGGCCAGCAGCAGCAGAACCGCCACT